CATTGTTGGCTGCTGCCAAGGCTTGCTGTCTAACACCAACCAAAGCATCGGCCTTTGGAGAACTAGCGTCCATCACCTCGTTGATACCCGTAGCGTCACGAATCATACGGAGGTAGTGATTGTACAGACCAATCAACTCATTGATGTTTCGTATGCTGTTCCCGATCTCCCTGATTGGTGGGTTCTGGAATCCGCCTTCTGGATTCTTGCTTCTGTAGTAGAAGACACCAGTCTGCTCGTAGATGTCGTGCAGCTCAAGCGGCTGGAGTTCGCCGCCCTTACCGAGCTGTACGTTCTCAAGCCCCTCAATATCGATGATGATCCCATCAGGCTTTGCCTTGGCTACCGCCTGCTGAATCTTGAGGTGAGTCAACTGAAGTTGATCCGCAAACCCAATGCAGCTATCCACCATAGACTTAGGCATCATGTCCAAAAGGTTTGTTGCGCAAACCGAGTAAGACAAATTAGCCTTGGAGATATCGTATACGTTCTTAGGGATATTGCGCTTCTTGTCGTAGTTGAACAAGAAGTCAGTACCCAGCACGAAGCATCCGCCATAGACATTAGCACTCTCAAGCTTGGTTACCTCCCTGTTGAATACAGAATTCTGAGGGGCCTTGTAGTTCTCCCCCTTCGGGTAGAACCCTACGTTCCCGTATCTGCTTTCCTTTGACTCGAAGTACTCGCAATCAGTAGAGACAAACTCAAAGTCCAATACCTGAACCATGTACTCGTCGTAACCAAATCTAGTCGAGTTGTTCACTCTATCATAAGAGGAATGAGACAGCTTGCTGGAATCGTAGCCGTACTTCTTCTGAGCTTTTGTAGCGATCTCCTTGTACTGCTCTTCGGTAAACTGATCACCAGCAATTCTCTTCAACTCCTGGATAGGCATGTATCTAACATGTCCAGCGTATACCAAGTCCGAAAACTGCGGGTCCTCGGTAAAGCTATGGATGAAGTTAATGGGATCAATATAGCTCGTCTTGATACCGTGCTCTGGATCGTTATCTCTTTTGACAACAGCCATTCCAAGAATCGCCAAGTCGTTTACGCAGCGACGAAGAGTAGAGTCGTTGAAGTCATTCCAGTCAAGAGTGAGCTGCGTAGCTATCTGAGCAGCAATCTCTGAGTTTGACTTGATGTTGTTCTCAACAAAGATCTCTGCCTCTTCAAGGCTTTCTGGGATGTCCTGAGACGGACCCATCACCTGAACCCCCAGCTTTTTCTCGATACCCTCAAGAGACTTCTTTGATTTAACAGAGACCTCTACCTTCTTTCTTTTGAGGTCCTTCTCTGAAGAAGAGATAGGATCAATTGCTTCAAGGTTTGGGTAAGGAGACAGGGAAAGGATTTTGTTTACTACAATCCTTACGAACTTAGGAAGAATAGGAACTGGTGTGAAGTCCAGATTAAGCATACTTCCATCGCCATTATTAGGATCAAGAGAAGTAAGAAGCGACCTATAGATAGCTGTGTCTTGGGTGCCGTTCGCGTATCGTCTGTTCTTTTCAAATGTACGCTTCCTGTTTCCGTAGGCGGAGTTCTGCTGGTCTATCTTTCCCCACTGCTGGTAAATCGCCTTCGCGTATTTCAGACCATACTCTTTAGACCGCTTCGTCTCCGAAGAAGCTAGAGGGTCTGGAAAGTTAGAAGATTTTTTATTGTTACTATACATCTGCAATGGTGGAGTTATTTAACTCATTGCAAATATAGTAAAACTAGAAGTGCCAAGCTTTCGGCTTGTATGTCCTAAAAAATTGCTTGTCGTTAAAGTCAGCTCTGGGCTTTTCTTTCTTCTTGGATTTCTGAGATGCAAGCAGCGCTAAGCCCGAACTGATAGTCAAGTCAAACTTAGTTCTCTTGTCAATTTTATACCCAATCCAGTCCTCCAGCGTTCTGTTAAAATACATCTTACCAAACTCTGCTGTCTCTGGATTGATGCCGACATGATCATGAATGTAAGCCTCAATAGACTGAGCGTGAGATTGAATCACGTCCTGTGAGTTAGAGGGAATACCTTTCGTCCTTACGTTTGACGAGGAGTTAGGGTTCTTAAGAAAGTCTGGACGATCCATTAAGTAACCGTCGTAACCCCTTGATTCAAAGTATCTTGCAATACCATACTTGTTGTTCTCTATAAGCAAGGGGTACCCGTAGAAGAAAGCACACATCAATACGTCTTCATAGAAGATGCTAGCCAGATCTGGACGAGAGGCATACTCCACAACAAACATGTTTGACGGTACATCCATGTTGAACTTGTTGTACATATGGAGCGCACCCTTCGATCCCCTGCCATCCACTGTGGCGTCAAGGTCATAGGAGTCAACACCTCCAACTCCGATATGAGAGTTTGGCGCTATGCGCTTACCCCGATCGTCTGCCTTCTTATTTCTAAGGTGATCAGGTGGCAACCACGCCACACGGAACCTACCGTTAGGGTCTGGTGAGAACACCACCTCTTCATCCTTCTTTCTCCATACGAAGTTCCCTTGAACTACGGGGTTAGGATATAGATTGTCGTTGTGTTCTATCTGCTGGTAGATCTTACCTATGTTGAACAGGCTGCCCTCAATGCTGTCCCTGAATGCTTCGTCTTCAGTAAAAGGGAACTGCCTGATAATCTCATTGAGTTCAGAAGGGTCATCCTTAAAGGAGTGTCTTTCATTTTTTAGGTACACCCTGCTCCCTTGGTCTACGGGGTCGCCGTCCAAGCCTTCTATTTCTTTCTCTGGATTATCTACAACAGGATTCCCGTACTTATCGAAGAATCCTTCTAGCGCATCGTAAGCTGGGATGAAGATTCGATACAGGCCAGACCTGGTTCGTCCGTTGTTGTTTCTTTCGTTAGGGTCCGAGTCCTCCCACAGGCCCTTGTATTCTTCCCCTCCCTTATCCATGGGGTTTACCGTGCTGCCAACCAGAGCCTTGCCTACTACGCGCTTACCCACTATGAGACATGTACGCTCGATACGCCATGCTTCTCGGATGTCGGTAGGCTTCTCCCATTTGCCAGCCTCATCGAGGTACAGCATATGGAGCTTCTCACCATCGTATGCGTTGTTGGTGGTGTTCTTCCAATTGATGACGCTGTTGAGGGCGTCTCCTCGTTGGGACGTTTTGTTATTCTTCGTGATGCGCTTCGATGGCTCACGGAAAGCTAACTCCATACGCGGATTGGTAGTACCGTCCTGGATAGGCTTGAAGAAGAATGGGTAGCTGCGAAAGATCGCAACTACTTTTTTCATGAAGATATTCTCCTGAGCGTCTTTACCAGTCTTTGACTGTATCCCCAACAGCTTCTCTTTAACCTGACTAGCCTCGTCAACAAGTACAGCAGAGCACACATTAGTGTAGCCAGAACGACGACACTTAGTATATAACTGACCGAAACAGCGAGGATCAGTTTCGCACGCAGCCATGTGGAGAAAGATCTCTCTTTGGAAAGCAAGGTATGATGGGTATCCGATATCAATTTTAGACCATTGAAGAAACATATAGTGTCTCCCTGTAATATACGTAGGTTCCCCATTATTGTAAAACCAAACACCGTCGCGGCGACGCTGAAACTCTTGTTCGATGTAAGAATGAAACCTTCGTCGAAATTCAGAAGGTTTTTCGAGCCACTCATCCATACTGCGAATCCTTTGCAGTTCTTCGGGCATAGGTATGCGTCTCCACATCTGCATTGACTTTGGCTCGTCATGGAAGAGAATCTGAGATCGCTTTGGTTTCTTTGGGAGTACAACCAACAACCCATGGAGTTCGATGACGTCTCCACTCGTCCCGTTAGGGTCGATTTTAACAGCTTGAGCTTCATAGCCTTCTATGTCAACTAACACAGACATCAATAGCTTCTGCCAAACCTGCCCATTCTTTTAAACCCAGGGGCTCCAGTCTTAGGGTTAGTGAGCTCCATCTGAGCTCCACATTCGCACTGACCCTCTACGTAGTAGGTCTTTCCGTCTTTGATCTTCATGGTTAAGTGGCGCTCGAAGCGCTCCGAGCCACATTCTGGGCAATGTAAGTCTGGCATTTTATTGTATTGTTTTGCATTGCGAAAATACAGGAAACTCAGTTAAATCCCTGTAGCCTCCTTTTTCCTGTTGGTCTTCTTTGTGTTCTGGGTAGTTTTGCATCAAGCAAAGTCCTTGAGCTGCCTGCTGAGGAGTCATATACATGTTCCATCCCAGCTGTTCGATAGAGTCTTCTTTGTAAAACTTTTCACTCCTGCCTTCGTATCTAGCTTTTTTAAACCACTCGTATGCCTCCTTACTGTCTGTGAGTATGGCTCCACCTTTACCTATATTCAAGTGCTTTTTCATGTGGAAAGAAAGACACATAAAATTACCAGGCTCATACATCCCTGACGTAAATCTCTTGGCGGAATCGTATATAGGGTAAGGTTTCAGCTGGTAGACTCCCTCCCAGTGGTTAGTCATTTCTCTCTTATCAAAAACTACTTCTCCACCAGAGTGTATGACGCTCATAGGAACTGAAAGATATGTTTTGGACGGTATTGTTACTTCACCTACTTCTAAATACTTGCAACACAAAAACAAAGCGTTGGTGCAGCTATCGACCGTAACAACATAAGGGGCTCCAGTGTATTCTGAGAGCTCCTCCTCAAACATCTTGACAATTTTGTATGGGTTATGCCTCATGTATCTTAATTATGTATTCGGATCCATTGACCACCACCCTTGCTGGGTACCTTTCGTTGTCTGATATCCTAAGCAAATTGAAGTTCTCTAAAATAGATTTTTCAGGATCTAAGTAACAGTGCTCCTTCTTTCTTCTGGGGTAAAACGAAGGTTCTCCAGATTGCGGAACGCCCTTCATAGGGAAGTTCTTTATGTAGTCAAGAGCCATTTTCACGGTTATATCGCCTTGCTTTTGCTTCATGCTGTCGTTTAGCTCCGACCCATTAAGGTAAATAGTATCAGCAATGTACACGTCACCAGAGTCTACTTCTTCGGCAGCTTCAAAGAGGCTTACTGGTATTTCATTTTTACCCTCAAGAACTTGCCATGCAAGAGGAGACCAGCCTTTCCCGTGAGGCAGTTTGCTTGGGTGAACAACCACACAAGATTTGTACATGTCGAGGTGATTCTTCTTTAAGATCTTTTCGCAGGAAAGAATGAGTATTATGTCCCCTCCTTTTACGTCTGAAGAGCTATATATGTGATCTACACTATGACCGTCTAGTTGATCCTTTATCTTTTCAGCCCAAGGCATAATCCAGCTTGAGGGGTTATCAGTTAGAATCGTTATTTTCATAATAATCTAGGCTTAGCCAGTTTTCGTTGTCGTCTAGAGAATTTTTTGTGGATTGGGCAACGTTTTCTCTTGTAGATCCAATCCAATAAGATTCTTCTTTTAATTTTTTGATAAGGTCGTCTACATCTGCGTAGTTGACAGTATGATCAAAATTTAAATCCTCGTGATCTTGAGTAAAGGTCCTGATGCCCATGTGTCCCATCTCCCACATAGTTGTGCTGCCCGCAGTGGGGTTTGGCTTAACGTATGCAAAACACTTTGAGTAAAAGTCGTCCCTCAACTGTTGTTCTGGCATGTTTTTGGTCCAAATGACTCTGTCTCCAAATTCTTTTATGAGGGGCTCAACTATTTCTTCCCACATATAGTGAGTAGGTCTTTCTGAAATAGCGCCCTTGTATACGTATATCTTGTCTCCAAGAGGAACTGGTTTCCAAAAATCAAAATTTTTCAGCGGGGTCACATGGCTAGTCACCTTTACGCCTTTTGATTCTAAAATTTTTTTGTAAGGCCCATAGCTGACATGAAATGTATTGGGGGCGTTTCTCCAAAGACCCCCGTAATTCACGATGTCTGCACCAGCAAACATAATTATCTTAGGCCCTCTGTGAAGCCTAATGGCCGCTATGTCCATTACGTCGTAAACGCCAATAAACACAGCAGGGTCTTTTAAGCTGTGATAGTCTTCAAAGTTCCACTTCTTGATTATGTGGTCTTTGAAAAAACTAACTCCAGCGCCAACCCTGACTTGAAAAAAATCACGTTTCATTTTATTTAATTGTACACCCGACAGGACTCGAACCTGTGACCGTCTGCTTAGAAGGCAGATGCTCTATCCAGCTGAGCTACGGGTGCATTTTTTACTCAGGTATAAATCTTGGAGGCCATGGACTACCCAAAGGCTTTGGCTTAGCGCTAAATACATCTTTTATCATATCGGATATATACTTAGGCACAGCTCTTTCCCATCTCCCTCTGTCAGGGTGAAACGGCTCTCTCACCTTGTTGAAGTGCCTATTGTTATACCGAAACTTTCGGTGACCGCTTATTTGGTTAAATCCGTCAGTATGGATTCCGTCTGGTCTCTCTTCAAAAAGATATGAACTATGAATGGAAGAATGATCACGTATCCATTGATCAATACCACTTGAAGGCCATGTAGTTGCCTTTTCGTCCAGGTCCTTTATGTAAGAAGTTTTAGTTGACATGTACAAACCAGTCCTTAATTCTGAAGGTAGTTTGTATAGTGCGTGTTTCTGATCTGGTATACTGTAAAATATACCTTGCTGCCAGTGAACCCAATCGTAACCCTCAATGTGTTTTTGCACTGTTCTTTCAATCCTGTCTGGTGCGGAATAGTTGTCGGAGGCGCAAAGCATGAAGTTTTCAAACTGAGCTTCTTTTGCTATCTGAACCCACTTCCTAGAC